TATTCTATGCAGAGTGGTGCGGCTGAGAATATGAAGGATATGATAACGGACAAAGATACTTTCCTTCCTCAGGGTGTGTTACATATCGATCTAGATCGTGGTTTTAAAGAGTTCGTTAAAAACAATCTACAATTAACCCTAGATGGTCAAGAAGTACCTGTTTTTATGATGGGGATACAAAAATGGAACGAGTTTTCACAGACTTGGAAATTTTCAGATGAATATAAAAACGTTAAGATACCTTTTGTTAATATCGTTAGAAACCCAGATACAAAATATGGTACGAACCCGTCTTTAATATATAACATACCAACTGGTAGACACTACACCTATGCTGAAGTACCTACTTGGGACGGTAATAAAAAGGGCGTTGATATTTACCAAATACCTCAACCGATACCTGTTGACATTAACTATCAGGTTAGGATTTTCGCTTATAGGCAAGAAGATCTAAATAAGTTTAATTCTTTAGTACTTAAAAACTTTCAGAGTAGACAGGCTTATACGATAGTAAATGGTCATTATATTCCGATAGTTTTAGAAGACACATCCGATGAAAGTCAAGTAACTGATTTAACGAATAAAAGGTTTTACATACAACTGTACACATTTAATCTACAAGGTTTTATTTTGGACCCCAACGATTTTATAGTAACTCCAGCGATAAGTAGAACATTAACAATAACAGAAAATGGATAATAATAATAAAATATTTTTTAAAATGAATCGATCATAATGGTTTTTTGGTAAAAAATATAATATTTATCAGTAAGTAAAATTAATAATAAACAAAAATTAAATAGATATGGCAAACAAAGTTTATGCATCTCCAGGTGTTTACACGACTGAAAAAGACCTAACATTCACAACTGAAACAGTTGGTGTTACTACGTTAGGTGTAGTTGGTGAAACGTTAAAAGGCCCAGCCTTCCAACCAATTTTCGTTAGAAATTTTGACGAATATAAAACTATATTTGGTGGAACTAGTCCTGAAAAATTTAAAAATACTCAAATTGTAAAGTATGAATTACCTTACATTGCTAAGCAGTATTTAACACAATCAAATCAATTATACGTAACAAGGCTTCTTGGTTTATCAGGGTACGACTCTGGTATGTCATGGGTTGTTAGAACATTGGGTGCTTGTGATGAAAGTACATTATCACATACAGGTATTACTGAACAAGAATTTGAATTTAGCTTTAATACAGCTACAAATCAATTCTATGTTGCTGGTAATGTTTCGTTGATTAATCATTTATCACAATTAACTGGTGTTAATGCTAATGAATTTGATGGTGCATTTAACACCTTCTTCACAACTATCGGTGGTTATACAAACGCTCCTTTCTACGATAAGAAGCATGCGATGTATTGGGGTTTATTGACCAATGATATTGATACCGCATTAGTTAATGATGCAACATCTATAAACATCTTTACACCAAGTTATGTTGATGCTTATGAGTTGCCTGTAACGGTTCCAGCTAACGATAGAGATGCGTATGTGTTAAATAATGAATTAATTTATGATAGCACAACACAAACTTACTCTGGACCTAGTTTTGCTTTATTCTGTCATAGTTTTACTGGTGTTAATGCTACCGTTATTAAGGGTACATTAAAATTGTATACGGTTACTTTAAATTGTAATCCATATACTGAAGGTCATAATAAAACTATCGCTACAATTAAGAGTAGAGGTGGTTATGTTTCTGACATTTTGAAGTATAACACGGCTTCTTTGGGTATGATTGCCCCAGCTAATTTAACAAGTGACCCATATGTTTCATTTGATTTAACTGGTACAACCGCTAACCCAACAGGTGGAACTTTTTCATACACCGTTTCATTAAATAAAACAAATTCTAACTACATTAAAAAAGTAATTGGATCTACTTTAACAGATAAAGATTCACATATTTATGCTGAAGAAGTTTACGACCAAACTTTAGCTGATGGTTGGTATAAAGGAAAAATCAAAGGTTTGTACACCGAATTAGTTGGTGTTAACAACTGGGATCACTACAAATTCCAATATCAATCACCTGTTACTCCTTTTATTGTATCAGAATTAAGAGGTGGTGTGCCGCAAAGATTGTTTAGATTAATTTCTATTTCAGACGGTACTAACGCTAACTACGAAATAAAGACTTCAATCGCCAATGTTGATCTATCTAAGAAGACATTTGATATTTACATCAGATCTTTCTCAGATACAGATAAAAACCCAGTTATTATCGAAAGATTTGTTGATTGTACAATGGATGAAACTTTAGATAACTACGTTGGTAGAAAAATAGGTACTATCGACAACAAATACCCTCTTAAGAGTGCTTATGTTGTATTAGAACCAGCTATCAATGCACCTAAAGATGCTATTCCTGCTGGTTTCGAAGGTTATGAGTTCAGAACTAACGGTGAAACTGATTATACAGAAACAGCTGTCCCTGAAATGCCTTACAAAACTAAATATTTTGCGCCTGGTGATGTTATTTATAACCCACCATTTGCTAACCCAGTCATCTCAAACGGTGATAAAGTAAACAAAAACTATTTAGGTTTCTCAAGCCAATTTGGTTTTGATAAAGACTTGTTATTGTTTAAAGGTAAAGTTAGTATTTTAGGTGATAACGCTTACAACACTGGTGATGATTACTTCACTAAAACTAAAGGCTTCCACATGGATATTAACGCTTCAGCGTTGGTTGATTCTGTGACTGGAGAACAAGTTTTCTCAACTGGTGTGGCTTCATTTAATGATGCAACAACTGTTGATGGTACTGCGACTCACCCGTATAACAACATGAGAACAAGAAAATTCACTTTATTATTTGCAGGTGGTTTTGATGGTTGGGACGAGTTTAGATTAAACAGAACTAATACTGATGAGTATAAGATAGGTAGAACTGGTTTCGTTGCTTCACAATTTGATACTTTCACAAATGTTGAGTACGCTGAATTGTTTGGTACTTCCGACTACTATGCTTACTTATATGGTATTAGAACATACCAAAACCCTGAAGAAACACCAATTAATATCTTAGCTACCCCTGGTATTGACGTATTAAACAATACAGACTTGGTTAGAGATGCAATTGAGGTTGTTGAGGAGAAAAGATTGGATGCTATTTACTTACCTACATTACCTGATATTAAGTTGTTAAACAATAACAACCCTTCAGATACTGAAAGTTGGTATTATGCTGAATATATCGTTGATGAGTTAGAAAACACTGAAATCGATTCAAACTATACAGCGGTATACTATCCATGGATTCAAATCACTGATACCGAAAATAATGCAAACTTGTTTATTCCACCTACAGCTGAAGTTGTTAGAAATATGGCTTATACAGATAACGTAGCATTCCCTTGGTTCGCAACCGCAGGTTACAATAGAGGTTTGGTTAAATGTAATAGAGCACGTATCGTTCTTGATCAAGAAGCTAGAGATATTTTATATCCAGGTAGAATTAACCCATTAGCGACTTATTCAGACGTTGGTGTTGTTATCTGGGGTAATAGAAACTTACAAGTTAGATCTAGTGCTCTTGATAGATTAAACATCAGAAGATTGTTGTTACAAGCTAGAAGATTGATTATGTCTGTATCAAAAAGATTATTATTTGATCCAAATGATACGACAGTTAGAAATCAATTCTTGTCATTGGTTAACCCAATCTTGGATAACATTAGAAAAGAAAGAGGTTTAACAGACTTCAGAGTTAGTGTTGCAATGGACGTTGAGGATAATGATAGAAATACTTTGAGAGGTAAAATCTTCATTAAACCAACACCAACATTGGAATTCATCGAACTTGAATTCGTTGTTACACCGCAAAACGTTTCTTTCGATAACATTTAATAAGTTTAGGGGGTACGAAGGTATCCCCTTTATTTCTTTTCCATAGCTTAAAAAGCACCAACGGTAATTGAGATACTAATTAATAAAAAAGAAAGTAACAAAGAAAAAATAAATTAGAGTACTATTTATAATAGAGTACATAATATATGAAATTATATATAGTACTATTTATAATAGAGTACTTTGGTTAAGACCCTTAACAAAAATAAGGTTTGAAAATCAAAAAGTCAAGTTTTTTGAAAAAAATTTTTAAAAAAGTGTATAATTCGAAAAACAAAGATATTTATATTAAACAATAAAACAAATTAAATAGACAACAATATGGCTAACTTATTAATGAAAATGCCCGTTCCTTACGAACCAAAGAAAAAGAACAGGTTTATTTTGAGATTCCCAAGTTCACTAGGTATTAACGAGTGGTTCGTAATATCTACTTCAAGACCAAAGGTAACAATAAACGAAGTTGAAATTCCTTTCTTAAATACTTCAACATATGTTGCTGGTAGATTTAACTGGGAATCAATTGATGTTACATTCAAAGACCCTATCGGTCCTTCAGCTTCACAAGCATTGATGGAGTGGGTTCGTTTACACGCTGAATCAGTAACAGGTAG